AGTTTATTAGACTCATTCTTTTGTAACTCAAAATAATAACAAGTACCATAAACTATTATAGGTTCATGGAACACCCCCGGTATTATAGAATAATCCCCTGTTGCGCTAAGTTCGTCTTTCTCTGTCGTTGTACCTTCAACAAAATCATCATACTCAACACCGTCAAGTGCAAGTTTATTTGTATAATATTCAACATAAAGAGTTCTAGCATCTTCATTAGCATCAAATAGAATTTTATTATTCCTGAACCCAAAATCATAAGCTCCTGCATTTCCTATTAAAAACTCTGCCACATTGGGATTATAATTATAATATATACCGTCATCAACATCATATAATAAAGAACGTCCATTCGCATCTTTTTTAATTTCTCCAGGTATAGTATTTGTAACAGAACTATAATTTTCACTTGTTTCAGCATCTATAGATATTGTAGTTGTTCTATGCCTGCATGGATATGTATAGGCCATTAGGACATCCTTATTAACCTGATTAACCAATGCTTTAATGTTTAATTGAAATTCATTGGCTAAATCAATAAAAGAATCAGGAACAGGACGTCCTAATATTCTAATAGCTCTTTGTATACATTCAAAATAAGTTAATGATGTTGACATTATCGATCCTTATTAATATTCTTAATTTCGGAAAAATTTTCGATTATATGAATATTTCTTATTAATCTTTATTTTCAGATTCTTTCTTTGGTAATTTTGGAATTTGTGTTTTTCCATTTAACTCTTTATATTTATCAACCTTCTCTTTTAGTCTTTCATATCCGATTGAAGGGGAATGATGTATTCCTTTTTCATAACAGAACTTTTTAAGGTCTTCAAGAGTATCTATTTTATTGACTGCATTTTTACCAAGTAGTTTTTCTCTTATTGTGACTGTAGCCTCTTCATTTGGGATAAGGTCTTTTAGTTCTTTATCGCAATCAAGTATTTGAAAACGTGGAATAGCCCTTATGATAAAATCGTCTCTTTTTTCTCCATCCACAAATCTTTCACATGATACCTGTGAATTGAAAGTCTGTTTTAAACACTTTCCTATTTGTTCTCTGTTTGATAATTCATAAATGTTGTTTGTTTGTACATTCTTAATTCTCATCGAAGGTTGTTTAATTCTTTGTCTTATTGCCATCTTTAATGTCTCCTATTTTTAATTTATAAATACCCCGAAAGGGAAGGCGGAATTATAAAACGCCTAGAAAGTTTAAACCGCCTTTTACCTTTTTAAATAATATTGAAAGATTTTGAGGATGATTAGCCCTCCGTTCAGATCTTTCAAACTGAAGCCTTACATAACCGCTTATAATCCTGTTGGTCTTTGATTAATCAATATTCAATGTCGTTTGCTACCAACACTTAAACCATGCGCATGATTCTTGCCGAAAATTATAAGCTATCTCAATGTAGGCAATTATATTTATGCTGTAAATGCTGTACCTGCTGCTACCGCTGTAATATAAGCGTTAGAACCGTCAAAACCAGTTTCAAAATCAATAAAAATTTCCCCGCCGTTTCCACTATTACCGTCATAATCTTCTACATCTGATTGAGAGAATCTTGATGTATCAGATATTTGAACTAAACATTGTTTATTATTCGGAATAGCTACAGTTGCACCACCTCTTAATGCATTGGGTTGAGCTGATGCAGTCCTGCTTGAAAGTTTAGAACCCGGTCTTATATAAAGATCGAGTTCCCCACCTGAATCCTGGAATACATAAAGTAAAATGGGTTTATTCTGGAACTCGCAACCATCAGTAATTGCAATGCCGTTTGCTACGGTGATATTTTGTTGTGCTGTTGTTAAATCAAGCACACCACTTGTTATATTTGTCTCATCAATATAATTGAGAGTTATTTCATCTCTTGCCATGTTATATTCTCCTATGTTATAATACTTTTATAAAAGATTTATTTGAGAAACTTAAAAGCCTAAAAATAGAAAGTTATTGCTAGAGATTTTTATTTCTTGCTCTCATTGCAAATATTGGGTATCTATAACTAACAAATAATTATTTTTAAGCTATAAGAAAAAGCCGATAATAGGACTTGAACCTATAACATACCGCTTACAAGGCGGTTGCTCTGCCATTGAGCTACATCGGCTCTTCGTTATTATTCACTACCTTTTGAAACAACTCCGCAAGCTAACATGTCCGAGCGGTGGCAATCTACGCCATACAATAATAACATTTTTTGAGCTGATTCAAAGTAATCTGGTCTGGTGGCATCTTCTGCTTTTGGATTTATCTGTCTCACTACCGCAATAGCTTTCTTTTTGACACCGAATAACGGATAGTAAGTTGTGGAACTTGTTTTTACTGAATTGGATTTAAAAATTTCAAAACCACAAACAGGATACTTAATTTTTCCACTGTTCTGGTTATCAATCATTTTTTCAGTGTAAACATTTCTATCGTCAAGGTTAAGTTTTCCACACATCCACGGAGGAAGTACAGCAAACCTATTTTCTGGTGGAACATCAGCTTCATCCATTAAGACTTGCATATCATTCATAAATTCGAATACATTACTTGAAGTTATGCTTAATGCTGAAGCGTTAGAAATATCAGCACCGCCGTTTGTATAATGACCGTTGGTATCAATAATCATACCGGCTGATGTGTAAAGCCCTGCTATATCGTCCTCAATAGCTTTAGCAAATTGATAGGCTGCCCTATGAGATAGGTCTTTCATAAGAGCCCCGGCTTTAGTTGTACCCATTTGTTTTTCTTCAACGGATGTTAAAGTATGAACGAAATATTTACCTGTATCCACCCTAATATCATGAGTTGATGGGACAGGCTGATCATAGGTTAATTGAGAGCCGTTAGTGTAAGTTCTAAGAGTTACATCACTACCATAAATTACAGTAACGGTATCCCCACCGGATTTGCCTGTAATCTCACCTTCATATTCAGTAGTGGCAAGGTTTTCTAAAATTAATTTTCTTTCAAGTAAAGGTTGAACAGTCTCGTTCAATACCTTCCTTATCAATTGATCGTATTTACTCATTTATTGACTCCTTTTAATTAAGTACGAATTTTAATAAATCATCCGCGCTTGCATTATCTATATCCTCCGCCGTTCTTATGGGTGATTTGGAAGATATATTTCCACCTTGTTGAACGGCTGATTTTGCTTTTGCCTTTGCATTACTTTTTTGCAATTCATTTTTAACTTTCTGATAACCCCTTATTTCACCTTCTTGCACTGCCGCTGCAATGAAATCTCTAACATAATCAGTAAATCCGCCTTTAGCCATGTCGATACCACCGACATCAAATATTTTCTCTTTAAGATTCTTAGCATATTTATTAACAATTGGGTCTTTAAATTCTGGTAAATTACCTTCTAGTTGTTGGTAAAATTCATCATTTAAACGTTTTATTTTTGGTAATTCTGCCTGTTGATTATATTGTTGTAATCGGTAATAGTTCTGTTTAAGATAATTCATATCGTTAACGGCTATATTAACGGCTTCTTTATATTGTTGCGCCGTTATTTGACCATCATTTAACATTTGATCGATATGAACAACGGATTGCTCATATTGATTATATAATTGCTCTATTTGTCCCATCTGAGCATGTATATTCATCTCATTTTTTTGGGACTCATAATAATCTTTTAAAGTATCTTCATGCTTTTTGACGGCTTCTAAAGTTCTTTGGTTGATTATTTCGTCTATTTCTTCAGGAGTTTTTCCAAGAATTTCTAAAGCTTTATTTCCCTCTTCCTCTTTCTTTTCGTCTGGGAATTCTGGTTTCTCAACTAAAACTTTTTCAGGCTCTTCTTTATCCTCTTCCTTCTCTTCGGGTTCTTCTTTTATTTCCGTTTCTTGTCTGGAATTAGCTTCCGTATCGGTTGCTTCGAGTATCTCTTTAATCGTGTCATTGTAATGATCTTCTGTGTCAAAGTTGTTTTCTTTAATTTCCGGTTTTGTCTGATCTTTATCTGTTCCTGGCATGGTTTGACTCCTTTAGATTGTGTGATATAATTTATTTGTAATTTAATATAAGGTATAATTTATGAATGATAGATTTAAATTTAGAGTTTGGGATTACAGAGAGGGTTGTTTTATAACAGACCATCATTTAATAACCGCTAATAACGGAATCTCAATGGAAGTTATAGGCGTAGGTCAAGACGGTGATTGTTACAACGATATGGATATAGAAATTATGCAGTGTACAGGGTTAAAAGATTCAGAAGGTAATCTTATTTATGAAGGGGATATAGTAGAATCAAAACAATTATACCCATCTATAGTAATTTATAATTCAGAACTTATTTGTTTTGAAATAGGCGCGGGATGCAATTTACCTTCACACTTATCTATATATCCCAATGATAAATTTAAAATCATAGGTAATATTTATGAATCACCGGGGGTAGACAGTAATGAAAATAACAGAGGGTGTATAAATGAACAACTTTAAAAGAATAAAAAAAATGAATATGGAAGAACTTTCAGTACTGAATGTAATTGAAATTTACACTGAATCAAACGATGGACATATCACAAAAAAATGGTTAGTAGGGCTTGATGGGGGTGTGTATAAAAATCATGAGGAATTAAAAGAAAAAGTTGTCGAATGGCTTAAACAACCTGTTACACAGGAAGAAGCAAACAAGTGAAAAAACCTTATATAAAAATAGAAGAAACCCCAATTATTAAATGTAAACATTGTAATTTTATATTTAAAATAATTGTTTTTGATTACCCCCAGCGTAAAGGTTGTTATTGCTCTGAATGTGGGGAATATTTACCTTATGTTTGGGATGAAAAAATTAATTGGAATGAGGTTTTATAAAAGATTAAATCTCTTTAAGTTCTTTATATGCTTCTTCCGGCATCTGTATTATTCTCTTCATACCCGCTATAACGTCGGGATTACATCCCCCCGCCAACCGGTAGACTTCTTCTTTGAATATCGGGAGACATTCCTCGTACTCCTTCGTTAGCCATAGTCTCTTCAACAAGTGCTCTTTGTTCATCTTGCTTTATCATCTCCGTCAATTCAGGTAAATATTCTATTATTTTAACTTTAGCCATTTCTATAGTTTTAGGGTTATCCTTTATGTCATTTTGTTTTAGAACCTGTCTTATGCCTTCCTCTAATTTATCTTTATTAATAAACTTCTCGACATCTTGCATACCGGTTTCCATGAGGGCGTATTTAAATATTTCTTTAGCATCAACTACATAAGGGCTTATCTTAAATATTAATTCTAATAATTTAAGAATATCCTTCATTTGCGCCTGACGCTCCATAGTAGCTTTGGAATCAATATAAGTATAACGATACCTTCCATTCCTGATATCATCAGTTATAACCTCTTGTTTAATCCTACCATCGCCTTGTTCAACGCCCATCTCTTTATCGCCATCTTCAAAGTTAACTTTTAAATCAGCAATCTTAGCTATAACAGCGACATTAAATTGTTTAATCTCATCTATTAAATCACTTGTTCTAATAGACCCGCCAACCTGCATGGCTTTAATTTCTGTAGCTGTTTTCTTCTCTTCTGTGGGTTGACCCATCATAGCTGTAGAAACACCTACTGCACCCTCTGTTTGCCTGCTGAAAAACTCTATTAATTCAAAACCTTTTAAAACCCCACTAACATCTTTTATGACGGGAGGGGTTTTTGCTAAATCAGCTGAATATTCTATATGGCCGCCTGGTGGCGGCTTGTACTTTTTATTAATTATAGTACCTTCCGGTATATAATCCACCGGATTAGCGATATAAGGCATGGCGGAAACGATATCGTTCACAATATTACTTGTGATGTCCGCTGACCTTAGAGCAACACGTAAAGGCGATATACCTCTTTTATAACCAGGATGAACCCCATGAGCATAATAAACAATAGTATTATTATAATATGGGTTTGGTTCACAACGGATAACTCTGTTTCCAGCCACAGTAATTAAATAATTTTTAAGTTCTTTACCATCTACCGTAATATTACCCCAATATTCCAATACCTCTACTTGATCACCATCGAATATATCTCTAGTTACACTTCTAATGCCGGTATCTTCCCTTAACATATCAAAGCTTGGCTCTTGATCTTTAATACTTTGTTTTAAATATTCTTTTGTTTCTTTTCCGTATTTATCTTTAAAAAGTAATTCATAAGCTTTATTATCAACTATCTCATCATAAGATAACCATTTCCTAATAATCTTTCCACATACGGAATTGTCAAACCTATTTAATTTAGTTGTATCAAATACAAAATCTTCAGAATTAATGGGATAAACCTCTATTCCGTCATAAGTCTCCACGTCCATTAAACCCACTTTTAAAACATTAGTGGTAACCTCTTCACCCATCAAACCTATTTCAGTCTGAGGAACTTCTATTTCTGTTTTCCTTTTAACGGTCTTTGTAGTCAATCCAACAAGAGCTATCATTTCACCAGATTCATTAAAGTTCTTTAAGAAAGCTTTAGCCTTTTCAGATTTGTAATGTATCTTCTCTAAATCTCTTACGATATCCCATTTATGTAAATTAGCAGTCTCATCGCTTTGTTCATCATCACCCTTAGCGTCAAAAATACCCGCATTAGTAGCATAAACATTTTCTTTTATAAGACTTATAAGAGTTTCATTAAGCTTATAAATAGTTGGTAAAGCATACGGATCGCCTTCTGAATGTTCCCCTTTTTGAGATTGATATATATACTTGCGTATCTTTTTAATCTCTGTTAAATGCTCTTGTGCCGCCTCTCTCCAATTATCATATTTATCAGATATTTTACCCGCTAACATATCTAATTGATATGGAGTTAAACTCTTTGGTTTACGATCTTCAAGAAGCTCGATTGATTCTAACATCTTTCACCTTATTTTTACTTTATGTGATATAATTTTAATTGTAGTAATCAGAGAATTAATTATGAATAATAGATTTAAATTTAGAGCGTGGGACATCGAAGAGAAAAAACTAATAGATGCCTTTTGTATTAAAGATTATATGTGTCTTTTAAATGAAATATTTGAAGATGATTACTATATATTTATGCAGTGTACAGGGTTAAAAGATTCAGAAGGTAATCTTATTTATGAAGGGGATATAGTAATTATCTCAAATAACCTTCATTTCAAAAACCCACATGCCTTTATATGTAAATGGGATGATTTTTATCTACAATTTATCTTTTCAGAAACAAATAATAAATTTGTAATTGATTCACCTGATTCCAGTAACATAGAAATCATAGGTAACATATATGAAAACCCTGAATTACTTAACATTAAAGGAGAAGGGTGATTACACCCCTCAATTTTAATATTACGCTGTTATAGGTTCTTCATCTTTTAAACCTTCTTCAACAGGTTCTTTTTCCAATCGTTCTATTTGTTGAACTAAACCCACTCTCAAATCAATTAAATGGTTTAATTCATTTTGTTTAGTTTCAATCACCCTTTGTAAATCAAAAAATTTTGCCTTAGCTTCTTGTAACATGTTTTTTCTCCTTTTTATTTCGTTAAAGATAACCCCCTCTATACCTAATGAGCTACTTTATAAGCGGGAAAAAACCTTTAACTTTTATTATATATTATGCATTTGTTCTTAAACAGGAAATGTAAATAACAGCATCAACAGCACCATCAGTTTCTATACACAAATCACCGTTTGCGGCAACCGTTGTATAATCATCATCAAGAGTGGTTATTCTGTCAATATCTGTGTCACTTGCTGCTGTAGTTACAACATCAGTAATGGAATTACCACTACCACCTGCTGCATCGCTTAATTTCCAAGTCCCGCCGTCCGCTGATTTATTGACGCTCCATGCATCTATAATCTCAAAATTAAATGGAGCATTACCATCATATATATCTACCGGGGCTACTTCATCATTCACTTCTACCGCTATCACAAAAGGAATACCATAAGCTGCTGTTCCACCTAAAGTAAATGGATCAAGTTCATTTGCATTAACATTTGTTAATACATTTCCTGAACCATCGCAATCAAAAGATTTATTAGTAAATGTATCCGTTGTAGCTTTACCAACCAATGTATCTGTAGCATCTGGAAGAGTTAAACTTCTATCATCTGTTTGACTAGATATAATCGTCATTGTTTTGGCTGTAGTGGCCCCGTTTAATTCGAAATTAAGGTCTTTGGTATTATCAGTTGCATCGGCTATATATACATTACCGGTGCCGTTGCCTGTAAGCAATAAATCAACATTTGTCTCTCCTGCTGCTGACAGTTTAGGAGCTGCCCCTGTTCCTGCCGATGTAACCTGTAAATAAGTAACTGGAGTAGCATCTTCAACAAAAACTATATATTCATCGCCGCCAGCATCGCATATAGCACCAGTCGTTGCTATTTTAGGGGTAGTTAATGTTTTATTTGTCAAAGTTTCTATGCCAGCTACTGTTGCCAATGTACCATCAAAATCAGGGAATGTAATGGCCCTATCGTCGGTTTGTACGAATGTTAATGTTGTTGTCTTGGCGGTTGTGGCTCCCACTAATGAAAATTGAACATCTTTTGTCGGGTCTGCTGCATCTCCTACATAAACATCACCGGTTCCTGAACCCATCAATAAAAGGTCAACATTTGTCTCTCCTGCTGCCTGCACTCTCGGTGCTGTCGCTGTATCGGCAGAGGTTATTTGAATATAATTAACCGGTGTGCTTGATTCTACAAATTTAAGATATTCATCACCGCCAGCATCGCATATAGCACCGGCAGTTGCTATTTTTGGAAGTGTTAATGTTTTGTTAGTTAATGTTTCTGTGCCGGTTACGGATGCCAGAGTTACACTGTCATCAGGGAATGTAATTGTCC